CCGTTGACACCGAACAGCTTAAGCTAATCGAGCGGAACGTCTTTGACTACTTCGGAGTAAATGAAGACATTATACAGAACAAAGCCTATGGCGATAAGTTCTCGGCTTTCTATGAAGGTGCTATCGAACCTTTAGCGGTTCAACTTTCGGAAGTCTTAACGAAGATGCTTTTCACCGATCGTGAGATAGCCTTCGGTTCTGGGATAACCTTCACGGCTAACCGGATTCAGTATATGTCAAACACGGACAAATTGAACGTGTCAAAAGATTTAGTTGATAGAGGAATATTAAGTATCAACGAAGCAAGAGAGATATGGCAACTTACACCGATAGACGGTGGAGATAAGCACATACTCCGTGGCGAGTATTACGATTCTTCGACAGGAACAAAGGTTGAAGAGATAGGAGATTCAGCAGATGAAGAGTGACAGAGAGTACAGAACACTAAACATAGAGGTCGAGACAAGGAACGAAGCAGGTGACCCTTCGTACATCGTAAGGGGCTATGCCAGTACGTATCAGCCCTATGTACTTTTCACCGATGAGGAAGGGAACGAGTACAAGGAAGTAATAGAGCCTACCGCATTTGATGAAGCCGACCTTTCAGACGTTGTTTTCAGGGTAGACCACGAAGGAACGGTTTACGCTCGATCTTCGGCAGGTACTTTGAAAGTCGGATTTGATGAACACGGTTTATTCGATGAAGCAGACCTTTCAAAGACCGCAAAGGCGAGAGGACTTTTCGAAGACATCGCCGCAGGGAACTACCCTAAACAGAGTTTTGCGTTCATCGTCAAGGAAGACGAGTACGACAAGAAGACCAGAACAAGAACCATCAAGAAGATATCTAAAGTATTTGACGTTAGCCCTGTTTCGTTTCCGGCAAACCCGACAACGGAACTTGATATAGCAACTCGTGACTATTTCAACGGAGTGATTGAAATGGAGAAAGCGGAGCGACTTGAAAGCGAGAAGCGTGAAAAGGCTAAACAGCTTTTGGAACTGAAGTTAAAGATGATAGAGAGGACAAAGTAATGACTATCGAAGAAATCAAAGGAATCTCCGCTGAAGATTGCGAGAAGAGAATCGCTGAAATCAGAACCGAGATGAACGATGAGAACGCAGATATCGAAGCCCTGTCAGCAGAGGTTGACGCTATCGAGGAAAGAAAGAACGCTCTCATCGAAGCAGAAGAGCAGAGAAAGGCTCTTTCAGACAAGGTCGCAGGTGATGTGACCGCCACCATAGTTGAAGAAAGAAAGGACGAAAAGAAAATGGAGAATATGGAGATCAGAAACACCAAAGAGTATATCAACGCTTATGCAGAGTACATCAAGAGCGAGAACGACAGCGAGTGCCGTGCCCTGCTTACCGAGAACGTATCCGGTTCTGTACCCGTTCCCGAACTCGTTTACGACATCGTAAAGAACGCTTGGGAGCGTGAGGGAATTATGAGCCGTGTAAGAAAGTCTTATCTTAAGGGCAACCTTAAGGTCGGATTCGAGTACGGTGCAGACCCTGCTGTTATCCACACCGAAGGCGGAGACGCTGTTTCCGAAGAGAATCTTTCTCTCGGTGTTGTAACTATCGTACCTGCTTCTATCAAGAAGTGGATAAGCGTATCTGATGAGGTTGTAGATATGAGAGGCGAAGAGTTCCTTCGTTATATCTATGACGAGCTTACCTACCAGATTGCAAAGAAGGCGGCAGACGCTCTCGTTGACCTTATCGTAACTTCACCCACCACTTCAAGTGCAATCGCTGTAAGCGTACCTGCTGTCAGCGTAGCACAGATAACCGTTGCTACCATTTCCGAAGCAATCGGTAAGCTTTCTGACGAAGCTTCAAATCCTGTTGTCATCATGAACAAGGGTACTTGGTCAGCTTTCAAGGCTGTTCAGTACGCTAACGGATTCAGCGTTGACCCCTTCGAGGGACTTCCTGTTATCTTCAACAACAGCCTTCCTACATTCGCTTCTGCTACTACCGGAAAGGCATTTGCGATCGTTGGAGACCTTGGAGAAGGTGCAATCGCTAACTATCCCAACGGTGACGGAATCGCCTTCAAGTTCGATGACAAAACCGATATGGCGAAAGACCTTGTAAGAATCCTCGGCAGACAGTATGTCGGTCTTGGAGTTGTTGCTCCCTCTGCTTTCGTTAACCTCGTTAAGGGCTGATGAAGGCAAAGGTAAAAATCGCTTACTACGACAACCTCGGCTTACACAAAGTCGGGGAAGTCGTAGAGGTCAATAAACTTTCGAATTTGGTAGAGCCTATCGAAACAGAGGGAGAAACCGAAAAGCCTATCAAGAAAGCAAAGACCGAAGCGAAGGTCGAAAAGACCGAGGAAAAGAAAGTAGAAAAGAAAGTCACCAAGAGGAAAAAGTAATGGCTTTATTAGACGATGTAAAACTTTCATTAAGAGTAAGCACCACGGCTTACGATAACGAACTTAACGACCTCATTGAGAGTGCAAAACTCGATTTAGGAATCGCAGGGGTAGTTATCCCAGAGACTATGACTTCTGTTGTGTCTACGGCTGTGAAGACTTACTGTAAGATGAACTTCGGAACTCCGAGCACGGACACATACGATAGGTTGAAGTCGTCTTATGACGAGCAGAAAGCACAGCTTTCAATGTCCTCTGGCTACACTAATTTTGGTGGTGAAGATGAATAGGGCGATAACTATTGACCTTATAACAAGGAAATACACGACCGATTCCATGGGTCAGAAGGTTTACACCGAAACAAAGAACACGGTATATGGTACTTTGTCTTCGATATCCCGAGCAGAGTGGGTGTCTTACTCCCAGACGGGGCGACAAGGTTTAGTACCTGCTTATACTGTGACCACCTTTTTCGGTAACTACTCTGGCGAATCTATCGCAGAGATAGACGGAGTGCGGTACGGTATTTACCGGACTTATGAGAGAGATGACGAACAAATAGAACTCTATTTGGAGAAGAAAGCAGGTAATGAGTAAGTCAAACGTCATAAGTATTGATAAGCTACTCGATACGATGAACCTTACGCTTGAAGATTATGCGAACGGTGTAGACAAATGCTTACAGATCGCTTCAGAAGAAGCAGGGAAGTCAGCAGAAGAAGAACTACACCAGACATCGCCTTCTCGCACGGGCAACTATCGGAAGTCTTGGACGTATGCTGAAAAGGCTATCAAAAAAGGCAAGGCTTATCGTACTGAATTGGTTGTTTATAACCAAAAGTATTACAGACTTACGCACCTGCTTGAAAAATCCCACCGTATCGCCAATAAGTACGGCAGATATGGAAAGTCAACACCACAACCCCACATCGAACCTGCCCAGAAGAACGCAGAGACGGAGTTCGTTAACGTATTTGAAAAGGAATTAGGAAAGATAAGAGTATGACCACACAGTTAGAAGCACTTTATACGGCATTTACGGAAGCGGATATACCTTACGCTTATAACATATTCCCGACAGATGACACCGCTCCGGCTTTACCCTACGTCACAGCCTTTGTGACGGGCGGTCAGGGCTTCACGGCAGATGATGAGAACTTCTACGACACGATGAATATATCTATCTGTCTGTTCACGAAAACAAAAGACCCAAGCACAGAAGACACCGTAAGGGGTGTTCTTAAGTCATTAGGGCTTACCTACACTTGGGATGAAAGTTACGCAACAGACGAGCAGATGTACGTTATCACTTATTCAATCAATATGGACGCATAAAGGAGATAAAGAAATGGCAGATTCAAACAAAGTTAAGTTTGGTCTTAAGAACGTTCACTATGCGGTCGCTACCGTATCGGGTTCTACCGTAACCTATGACACTCCCGTAGCGATCAAGGGTGCTGTTAATCTCTCACTTGACGCACAGGGCGGAGAGACCAACTTCTATGCTGACGACAGCAAGTACTATACAACCAACGCAAATCAGGGCTACTCTGGTGACCTTGAAGTTGCAAAGTTCCCCGATTCCTTCTATGAGGATATCTTCGGAGTAGACGCAGACCAGAACGGACTTCTCTATGAGGATGCGGCTATTGAGCCTAAACAGTTCGCACTTCTTTTCGAGTTCAGCGGAGACGCTAACAAGACAAGACACGTTCTGTATCTTTGCACCGCTTCAAGACCTGCTCT